TACTTGAAAATAGAAGAAAAGAAAGTGAAAATAAGTTTGAAGATTTACATAGTAGATTAAACAAATCAGTAGTCAATTTAAGAGAAGAGGTTGAATTATCTGAAAAACGTCTAATGTGTGAGATAAAACAACTCAATATCAACCTAGGCGATAGAGTAGGTGTATTAGAGAAGTATAGATGGATGATTATAGGTGGTGCTATTATCGTAGGATTGTGGGGTCCTGAGATGATAGAAAGAGGTTGGTTTACTTGGTTAAACTAGCTTGACAATTTTGTATATATAGTATATACTAGTTATTATGAGTGGTTACATTGATTTAGATTATATCAGTAAAATACAGCCTAGATTACAGCAGTTTAAAAAGAAAAGAGATTATCTCTATAATTTTAGATGTCCTGTATGTGGTGACTCTAAAAAGAGTAAGACCAAAGCAAGGGCATATCTTTACAGAGTAAAAACAGAAATGTTTTTTAAATGCCATAATTGTGGTTCAGGCCTCAATCTGGCAAATTTAATTAAACTTGTAGATAGACCTTTATATGATCAATATATTTTAGAAAGATATAAAGGTAATAAACCAATAGGTGAAGCAAATCTATTAGACAAGTTTAAAAATAATACTAAAGAAAAATTAAAATCTACACCCCTAAAAGGTTTAACAAACTTTAGTCAAATTGAAGACACACATCCTGCAAAAAAATATCTGATAAAACGACAGATACCTAAGCAGTTTTACGATAGATTATATTATTGCGACAAGTTCCAATCTTATGTAAATAGATTACGGCCTGGGACTTTTGATGAACTAAATAAATCTTACGAACATCCTAGATTGATTATACCTTTCTATGATGTAGATGGTGAAGTCTTTGCAATTCAAGGTAGAGCTTTTGGTAAAGAAACACCAAAATATCTCACTTTAAAATTTGACGAAAACAAACAAAAAATATTTGGATTAGAACGTGTAAATTTACAAAACAAATTATACATAGTAGAGGGTCCAATTGATAGTTTGTTTATAGATAATTGCCTTGCCGCTGCTGGGGCAGACCTACAACTACCAGTAGAAAAAAAAGATGTGGTGTTTATCTTTGATAACGAGCCACGAAATAAACAAATTATAGATAGGATGTATAAAGTGATAGAACAAGATTACGAATTGGTCATATGGCCAGAAGGACAAAAAGAAAAAGATATTAACGATATGGTAATGCAAGGCAAATCAAAATCTGAAATTCAAAACATCATCACACAAAATACCTATTCAGGTCTATCAGCATTAACTCAATTAAATTCATACAAGCGTTGTTAAGGAGAAACTATGGTCACAGGAAACGAGTCTATTAATGTCAAAAAACGAAACGGTCGAGGCTTAGAAAAGTTAGACATAGATAAAATCCATTCAATGGTTGAGTATGCAGTAGAGGACATTAAGGGTGTTTCTGCTTCACAGGTAGAAATGCAAAGTGGTTTACAATTTTATGATGGCATGACCACAGATGAAATACAACAGATACTAATTAAATCAGCAGCTGACTTAATAAATTTAAATGCTCCTAATTACACTTACGTAGCTGCAAGATTATTACTATTCAGTTTAAGAAAACAAATCTTTCATAAACTTTGGGATCACCCACACTTTTTTGACCATGTTAAGAAGACGGTTGAATTAGGAATGTATGATGAGGAGATACTAAAAAACTATGAGAGAAAAGACTTTGATAGAATGGAGAACTGGATAAACCATGAAAGAGATTATACATTTACATACGCAGGATTAAGACAAGTCATAGACAAATATTTGGTACAAGATAGAAGTACAAATATAATTTATGAAACTCCTCAGTTTATGTACATGATGATTTCAGCAACATTATTTGCTAATTACCCAAAGAACAAAAGGATGAGTTATGTTAAAAAATATTATGACGCAATTAGTCAATTCAAAATCAACATTCCTACACCTGTTATGGCTGGTGTTAGGACTCCTATGCGTCAGTACGCTAGCTGTGTTCTTGTTGATGTGGACGACACTTTACCTAGTATCTTTAGCTCTGATATGGCTATTGGGCGTTATGTTGCCCAAAGAGCAGGTATCGGAATTAACGCTGGAAGGATCCGAGGTATCAACTCACGGATCAGAGGCGGTGAGGTACAGCATACGGGTGTTATTCCTTTCCTTAAGAAATTTGAAGCGACGGTTAAATGCTGTACGCAAAATGGGGTCAGAGGAGGATCGGCTACCGTTCACTTCCCTATTTGGCACAAAGAAATAGAAGACATCATTGTCTTAAAAAATAATAAAGGTACCGAAGACAATAGAGTAAGAAAACTAGATTACTCTATTCAGTTATCTAAATTATTTTATGAAAGATTTATCAAAGACGAAGATATAACATTATTTTCACCACATGAAGTACCAGAGTTGTATGAGGCTTGGGGTACTGATAAGTTTGATGAGCTGTATGAAAAGGCAGAGAGAAAAACTAGTGTGTGGAAAACAAAAGTAGGTGCCCAGGAGTTATTCTTTGACATCTTAAAAGAAAGAGCAGAAACAGGTCGTATCTATATTATGAATATTGACCACTCAAACGACCACTCATCTTTCAAGGATAGAATATTAATGTCTAACCTTTGCCAAGAGATAACTCTACCTACTGATCCAATCCAACATATTGATGGCGAAGGTGAGATTGCATTGTGCATTTTATCTGCTATCAATGTTGGTAAGATAGATAAAAGAGATGAATTAGAACCTCTTTGTGATCTTGCAGTAAGGGCACTAGATGAAATAATAGATCATCAAAAATATCCTATTGTGGCTGCTGAAGTATCTACAAAGGCAAGAAGAAGTTTAGGTATTGGTTATATTGGTCTTGCTCATTACCTTGCAAAGAAAGGTTACAAGTATAATCAAAAACTTGCATGGCGACAAGTAGATAAACTTACAGAGGCATTTCAATTTTATCTGTTAAGTGCAAGTATGGAAGTTGCAAAAGAAAAAGGTAAATGTGATTACTTTGACAAAACAAAGTATGCAGATGGTATATTACCTATTGATACATACAAAAAAGATGTTGATGAAATAGTTAAAAGAGAATATTCTTACGATTGGGAATGGTTAAGAAAAGAAATAAAAGAACATGGTTTAAGACATAGTACACTATCAGCACAAATGCCTAGTGAGTCTTCTTCTATTGTTTCTAATGCTACTAATGGTATTGAACCACCTAGAGATTATTTAAGTATTAAGAAAAGTAAAAAAGGTCCTTTAAAACAGATAGTACCTGATTATCAAAGACTAAAAAATAACTATACGCTGTTATGGGATATGCCAAACAATGAAGGTTATATAAATGTAGTTGCAGTTATGCAAAAGTATTTTGATCAGGCAATATCAGGTAATTGGTCATACAATCCTGAACACTATGAAAATGGTGAAGTACCTATATCAGTTATGGCTCAAGACCTTTTAAATACATACAAGTATGGTTGGAAGACTTCTTATTATCAAAACACATATGATAGTAAGAAAGACGAAGACGAACCATCTCATCCAGTAGGTTGGGTAGATGAAACAAAAGAAGATAAACCAAAAGAAGAGGACGAGAATTGTGACTCGTGTACAATATAATGAACTTTGTAGCAAATATACCATATATAAAATGTTGGGTTAGAAAAGAATATTTACATGATTTAGAAAAAGGTCATGGTGAATTTGTTGAATGTGTTTTACTTGCAGTTAAATCAATGCAAGGTAGAGCATTAATGTTTGAAGCATACTTACCAGATTATGGTGCTTGTTTTGATAAGTTTCCTTTATCTGCTTTTGTATGGAAAAAAGATATAAAAGAAGAAGAACAATTATCATTAGGTGCAATATCTTTATGGGATGGTTTTTCATATGACATACAGGTATGGTCTAAAAGATTACTAAAAAATTGTGATGTACAAATTATGTTAAAAGGTGGCAAGAAAATGGGTGGTGAATATTTGTTTACTATTGATAGCACCCATAGTGATCCTAATATTATAAATACATCTGTGTCGGAAGTACCTGCTGAACACAAACAACATAATTTTGGTAAACTTGATAATGGGCAATTCTTTGCTCAACCGAATAATAGAATGTTGTGGTTTGAACAATCATTAACGCCTAAAGATTTAAAGACACCTGACTTTCAAGTGTCAACTAGATATTTCTTTAGTGAACAAGAAGAAAAATGGGCATTTGGTGATAGTAAAGATTTCTTTTATAAAGAGAAACAAAGATTTAGTGAAACAAATAGAGATACAAAAAACGATCCATTTAAAGGAACAAGTATAGAAGGGAAAGACTAAATTGAAAACCGTATTTAACAAAGAAAAAAAATTAGACGCAACTAAACAACCTATGTTTTTTGGTGAAGATTTAGCTGTACAAAGATATGACTCATTTAAGTATCCTTTGTTTGACAAATTGACGCAACAACAATTAGGATATTTCTGGCGACCAGAAGAAGTATCTTTACAAAAAGATCGAAACGATTATGCTCAATTATCTGAAGGACAAAAGTTTATCTTTACATCTAATTTAAAATATCAAACCATGTTAGATAGTGTACAAGGTAGAGGACCTTGCCTTGCGTTTTTACCTTTTGTATCTTTGCCTGAACTAGAAGGTGGTATTGTTGCATGGGACTTTATGGAAACAATTCATAGTAGAAGTTATACTTACATAATTAAAAATCTATACTCTGACCCTAGTGAAGTTTTTGATACAATTATTGAAGATCAAAAAATAGAAAAAAGAGCAAAGTCAGTAACCGAAAAGTATGATAATTTAATACAGATAGGATACAAATATAAGATGGATCCTAAATCAGTTGATGAGTATGAGTTAAAGAAAGCATTATGGCTTGCCCTAGTAACCGTAAACATATTAGAAGGTTTAAGATTTTATGTATCATTTGCTTGTTCATTTGCATTTGGCGAACTTAAACTTATGGAAGGTAGTGCAAAGATATTATCTCTAATTGCTAGAGATGAAAGTCAACACCTTGCAATGTCACAAAGAATTATAAACAATTATAGAAGTTTTGAAAAAGATAAAGTAATGGACAAGGTAATAAAAGATACCGAAGAAGAAGTCTATAAATTATATGATGAAGCTGTACAAGAAGAAAAAAGATGGGCAACTTATCTATTTTCTAAAGGTAGTATGATAGGTCTATCAGAAAAACTATTACATCAATATGTCGAATATATAGCAAATAGAAGAATGAGAGCAATAGGATTAGAACCTAAATACGAACAATCAATCAATACAAATCCATTACCATGGACTGAACATTGGTTGAACAGCAGATCATTACAAAACGCACCACAAGAAACAGAGATTGAGTCTTATGTTATTGGTGGTGTAAAACAAGATGTAAAAAAGGATCAATTTAAAACTTTTAAACTATAATGACAAATCAAACAAAACTAAAATGTCACCATTGTGACGCTGAGTATAGTATCAAGTGGGAAGATGAAGATTTAGAACCAACAACTTGTCCTTTTTGTGGAGCAGAGTCTTTAATAGAAGAAGAAGACGCTGATTTTGGTAATGAAGAAGAACAAGACGATTGGAATTGATTATAGTTTAAGTAGTCCTGCAATATGTGTTTGCAAAGGACCATTTAAATTAAGTAATTGTAAAATATATTACTTAACAAATGTAAAAAAATATGAAGGTGATTTTTATAATGGTAAAATAAATGGCAGACTACATCTACCCTATACCTCCGAGACACAACGACACGATCAAATTTCCAATTGGGCGCTTTCTGTTATTGGTACTTCTATTGGTAATATTTTTATAGAAGGTTATTCATTTGGTAGTAAAGGTCTTGTATTTAATCTAGCAGAAAACATGGGTACATTAAAACATAAACTCTATGTTTTAAATAAAAGATTTAAAAGTATTGTACCAGGTAGAGTAAAAAAGAATGCTACAGGTAAAGGCAATGCTGATAAGTTAAAGATGTATGAACAATTTGTAAAAGAAACAGGTGTAGATTTAATGAAAGAATTTGATCAATCTAAATTAAATAATCCAGTCACAGATATAGTTGACGCTTTTTACGTTGCAAAGGCAGGTTTTGACAATGTATAAAAGAGGTAAAGCTAGTAATGTTTTTATAGAAAAAAATCTTGTAGAAAAAGTTTTTGACTATGACGTTGATAAAGGTTATAGAGGCAATGGTCAACAAAGTTATCAAAGAGAAAAAGAGGCATTGTTAAGACTAAAAGGTAATAAACATTTTCCTCAAATAATAAATTTTGATGATAAAAAAAGACTAATACAAATGAGTTATTGTGGTGAGCCTTATCCCTTTGATGGCAAACCAAGACCACATTTATTAGAACAAGTTTGGGAAATATCAGAGGCAATTGAGAAAGCAAATATAAAATTATTAGGTTTTGGTTTACAAACAAATAATATTTTATTACATGATGGTGTTTTAAAAATAATAGATTTTGAATACTCTTTACCAGAGGGCATGAAAGAGATAGACGAATTTGATCCTAGATTTCTAAAACATATAAGAGATAACTGGGATGTATCATTTTGGGAAAATTGTTTTAAAATATTATTAGTGACTGGCGATATATTAGATAAAAGAAGCTACCATAAATATGAAGAAGGATTAAGAAAGGCAAACAATATGATTAAAAATGAATGGAATAATTATCAAAAATCAAATGAAGGCAATAGTGCAAAGTGGCGTATTGAAAATTTAGATTTAAGACAATTTGCAAGTAAAGACAAAACACTATTAGATTTAGGTGCAAATCATGGTGAGTTTGGTGTTGAATTAGCAAAAGATTTTATGCACGTTTCAGCAGTAGAACCTGTTGTAGAAGCGCCAGAAAATATGCCAGAAAATATGACCTGGTTTAAAAAGACATTAAAAGAATTTTGTGCTGATCACAACGATACTTATGATGTTGTATTTTCATTTGCTATGACAATTCAAGTAAGAGATAATGATGGTCTAAATGAAGACGAGATTGCTCAAAGACATTATGATCTAGTAAAAGAAAATGGCATGATGATTTATGAAACACAAAAGTTAGAAAACAGACCATTAAATCAAGCACATGTAGATAAAATGTTAAAATCATTTAGAGATAAATTTGGCAATGAAACATCTAGTGGTAACGCTAGAGTAAGTGGTAAAAGAAAGTATTATATCTTTAAAAAATGATTTGGGGTTTTGGCACAAAAACAACTGCTAATCAATTTATTGAAGCTTTTATAGAAAAGCAAGATAATAGGTTTTTTCCTAGCATAAAAAAAGACACAGGTGAAAAGTATTATAATTTTCATTGGCCTGATTGGGGTTATGAATTAGACAAAGATGTTGAGATTGCCTTTCAAGGTCTAATTAGAAACACACACGAACTTGTAGAAATTGTAAAAAGAAATCATAACAAATATTATTATTTTGATCAACCTTATTTTTTTGCTACAGGTTATCAGATACACAAAGAAACAAATAATATATGGTATAGAATATGTGTTAACAATACACAAAAAACATTTATTAGTAAAGGTAAAAAATATAAAAAAAGATATGAAGATTTGTATTCTAAAACAAAAGATGAATTAACTCTAAAGTCGTGGCGTAAAAATGGTGAACACATACTAGTTATACCACCTAGTTATCATACAGCAAAATGGTACGGTATTGATAGACACGAATGGACTGATCAAGTTGTAAAAGAAATTAAGAAAACAAGTAGAAGACCAATTAGAGTTAGATACAAATATGTTGAAAACGCAGATTGGGGAACAAAAATTAGTAAACCTCTTAAAGATGATTTAGAAAATTGTTGGGCAATGGTATCTTGGCATTCAATGTGTGCTATAGAAGCAGTAGTAAATGGTGTGCCTAGTTTTACTAGTCAATACTCACCTGCTAAACCTGTTAGTTTAAGTTTAGATAATTTAGATATAGTTGATGATCCACACATGCCCGATAGAGAACAATGGTTATATTCATTAACAGGTGCTCAATTTACTTTAGATGAAATGAAAAGTGGTTACGCATATAATTTTTTACAGGATGAAAAATGATAAAAAAACTTATACAAAAAATAAAGAACTGGTTTAGAAAAAGAAAAAATAAAGACGAAGACCCATTTTTATACGAATGAGATATTTAGGAATCAATTGCTTAAACCATGACGCAGCCATGGCAATTGTTGAAGACGATAAAATAATATGGGCTGCTCACTCTGAAAGATATTCACAAATTAAGAACGATAAGTTTTTAAATTTAGATATAGTAAGTGAGGCACATATGAATGGGCCTTGGGATTATGTTGTTTATTATGAACGACCAATGTTAAAGAAAGCTAGACAACTTGTAGCAGGTCAATACAAAACAGCATTTGATTATAAAAAACTACCATCAGTATATTTAAAACAATTTAATATTAAGATTGACGAATATGTATCACATCATCACTCACATATGGCAGGTGGTTATTACACAGCACCATTTGATGACGCTGATATACTAACGATAGACGCAATAGGTGAGTTTGAAACTATTACGTTATGGGACAATGAAAAGAAAATTAAGTCATGGTATTATCCTAATTCACTAGGTTTATTTTATTCAGCAATTACAGATAGAATAGGATTGAAAGCAAACGAAGAAGAATATATTACTATGGGTATGGCTGCATATGGTGAACCAAAGTATGTAGATTATATGAGATTAGTTAGACAGCTTAATAATCATAGAGGTTGTGGTGATATACTACCTGGTATAAATGAATTTGACATAGCAGCTTCTGCTCAAAAAGTGTATGAAGAAGAACTACTAAAAATCATAGACGAATATTGTAAAAAACCTAATTTAATTTTAAGTGGGGGTTGTGCTTTAAATTGTTTAGCAAATAGTAAAATTAAAAATAAGAACATATGGATTATGCCTAACCCAGGCGATAGTGGTTCAGCATTAGGTTGTATACCTGCTGTCACTAAAAAGAAACTTGATTGGCAAGGACCTTTCTTAGGCACAAATATTGAAGGTGAATATCCTATTGATAGTATATTAAAAGAATTAAGTATAAATGAAATAGTAGGTGTAGCAAACGGCAGAGCAGAATATGGACCTAGAGCATTAGGTAATAGATCATTACTTGCTGATCCTAGAGGTGATGAAATAAAAGATAAAGTAAATGCTATAAAAAGAAGACAAGAATTTAGACCATTTGCACCTGCAATATTAGAGGAAGATGTACACGAATATTTTACAATGCCTGTTAGAAGAAGTCCTTATATGCAGTTTATTGCTGTGTGTAAATATCCAGATGAATTTCCTGCAATAGTACA